CGCCTCGGGCGAGGTGTGGTCGAAGGCGAAGTGGATGGAGGGCCTGGGCATTTTCTTTTATTTCAAAAATCTACGATAGTCTGCAAACGTAACACCCTTGACGATCGCGCTAAGTTTCTCTCGTAGGTCTTTAGAATACCTAGCGTGTATCTCGTCAACGGTCTTGTCAAGCCAACGGCGCTGCTCGCGTGTTACGTTCCGATAAGAATCCAACACGGTCAATGGACGTGCCAACCATCCACCTCGTAAAGGATCTTCTTGTTTAGACATCAGTGTTGAAGAAATTGCCTTAATCGTCTCTTCAGGTTTTCCATAACGGTTGGCGTCATCCATCGGCCACATCCTAGCACCAACCTTATGAAAGGCAGCATGATACTCTTTGGCCATCTTGTTATGTGCTTCTACGATCACATTCGCAGCCTTTAAAGAAACACCCTTAGACAACGTTCCCTTCGCAATCTCCTTTGCTATAGATTTCTCGCGTTCAACTTCGGCCTTTTCATGCCCATCAGAACTTCCACCCTGTTCTCCCGGCCTTCCCGCGTGGCCAAAGTTACCAGATCCAGGTCCACCCGCCGCCCTCGGACGCAACGGAACGCCGTGCAGGTGAATGCTCCTCGCCGCCATGTCCGCGCCGTCCATCATCGTCGCGTGGAGGTCCTTCTGCAACTCCGGGCCGACGCTGCGCTCCAGCTCGCCGAACGCCTTCGACACCTCGTGCTCGACCATCGTCTGTGCACCCGTGCCGACGGCATAGGACAGGAGCTTGGGGGACAGGGCGCGGCGCGCCCTGCGGATCGCGTCGAGGATCTTGCCCGCCAGGCTCGGCGCGCGCTTCTTGGCGACGGACTCGGCGCGGAGCTGGGGGAGGGTGAACCTTGCTGCGGCGGCACGTGGCGTCGGCTTACTGCGGTTGTGGTCCACCACCGGCACCGTCGCTCCCACTCCGCCGGGAGGCGTGCGCGTATGATCAACAACGGGTACCGGCCCGTTGCGCTTTGTCCCGGGCACCACGACGCCGACCTGCGTCTCGTCCACAGGGCCACCCGGCGCTCCCGGGACTGGCGGCGCGCTCGCGGCGATCTCCGCCTTCTGCTGGTCGCTCAGCGGCTGCTTGCCCAGCACGTCGTTGCGAATCTCCGCGTTGGTGATGATCTCCTGCCCGAGTTTCTGATACTTCAGCGCGAGGTCGGCCTTCCCCTGCTCGTCCATCTGCACGAGAGACGGCCACTTGACGTCCCACTCCTTCGGCGTCGGTAGCACGCCGATCTTGATGAAGAGTTCCACGAGCGGGTAGAGTACGTAGGGCATCGCGAACTGGTCTCGCCGGTCCTCGATCTGCGTGTCCCAGTTCGTCGCGTCCTGGATGCTCGACAGTTCCCCGCGTTCGCTGCCCTGCAGGATACGCTTAGGCATACTTGTGCTCGCTGCCATGATCGTCAGCAGCGAGTCGACCTGGTTCGCGAAGTTGGCGACGTCGCCGCCGAGCTCTTGGACGTTCATCCCCTGTACGGTAAGGATGCGCTTCAACTTGTGCTCGTACTCCTCGAACTGTCGCTTCAGAGAGTCGACCTTCTTCTTGCCCTCGTCGGTGGAAGTGTCGAGCGAAAGTTCCTTGTCCAGGTTGAAGACCAACCCCTTGTTCACGCGCTGCCAGAACGCCTCACTGCCGCCGCCGAGTATCTTCTCTAGGTTGTCGAGGTCGTTCCACACGCACTTCAACCGAGGTTGCCCGTACACCGTCTCGTCCAGCACGTCACACGCCACGTGCAGGATGCGCGTGTAGTGCACGTTGCTGCTGACGGTCTTCCGTGTACCACTCGGGTCGGTCCGGTTCAACTGGTACGTCGTCGGCAGCCCAAAGCGCGTGCTCGCGGGGTCCGCATCCCACGTCTGGATCGGCAGGTCATCCTCTCCGTACGGCTGAAGGTAGACGATCTTCTCCGGGGTCAGAGAGTCGGGCAGCGGCGTGTCCATCGTGCCCGGCGCGCCGATGAGGATGCCCGCGTAGCGTCCGATGCCCGCGAGTATGTCCACGCGGCAGAGCGTCGCCCACACGTGCAACCGCTTGTCCAGCTCGACGAACGCCTCCTCGAACGGCGTGCTGATCTCTGGGTCCTCGTCCTCGACTACCTCCACTCCGCCGCGCCACGTCGCCTTCGGTGCTGCCTCGACGATGCGCTTCGCGACGCCGTTCCGCTCGTAACGATCGCGGTACTTCTCGACCACCAGTGAGCGGTCGTACCCGAGCGCGTCGTACAGGTCGCGCTTGCCGTGGAAGGACTTGCCCGCGTAGCGGGCCAGGTCTACTCGCGAACCGACACCGCCGACCAGCTCACTCAACACGCGCAATGAGGCGACCTCGTTCGGTGCCGTGGCAGCCGCGCTCATCCTCGGCACGAGCTTTCGTCGAAGGCGCTTCTTCATCTACGTCCCCTCAAAAGATGATCCCGCCGCCCGTCTTCAGCACGGGCGCGTGCCGCTCGCGCTCGAGCGCGTAGCGAATTGAATCAATAATGTGGTTCGAATCATCGACGAGCACGGGGATCACCTCACCCGTCAAAAAGTCTACCTTATACTTGTAGTTCTGCAGCTCATCGATCGTATGCTTGCAGCGCGGATGCACGAGGACGTCGAGGTTCTGGATGAACTTGACACCCTCCTCGACGCTGTTCGGTCCCTTCACGCTGGGCTCGATGAGCGGGTAGCCGTGATGCTTCAGATGATCGATGCTCTCGGGCCGCGCGTTGTCCGCGATGATGACATGCTTGCGCGCCTCGCCGCCGTCGAGTCGATCAAACAGGCGCGACGTGTTGTCGAGCCGACAACCGATCTCCCACGCCTCGGCCCAGACGATGAGCGTACGCTTGTGCCGGTAGATCTTCACGAGCGTCGTCGGGTCGTTGGCAAAGCCCCAGTCTCCCCCGTACAGCGGAACCCACGACGGGTCGGGCATCGACGCAAGCTCCTCGTCGGTGAGCACGCGCCAGTTCTTAAAGACGCGCGCCTCGGAGTGCTTTTCGTATCCACCCTCCCAGACGTGCGTAAACTTCTCTGGGTCGTGAACACGGTCCCACTCGAGGTCCTTGCGCGACTCGTCGCTCAGGAACGGGTTGTCACGGTAAGAGCTTGTGATGACGACCGCGCCGGGCGGCGGGCCATTCGGTCCACAGAAGAACTGCTCGACCGGGTCATCGTAGAGATGTGGGTTCCACGAAAACCAGAGTTCGCTGCCCGGCTTGCGGATCGTGGGGCGCAGTAACGTGAGGGAGCGCTCTGAGAACGTCTGCGCCTCTTCCACCCACGCGATGTCGTAGCCCTCGAGAGACTTGATGTTGTTGGCCGTCGTCTTCTGCATGCCGCGGAAGATGATCTGCCCGTCACCCGGCGTCCGGATCTCCGTCTCGAGAGACTCAAAGTGCGCACCTAACTTCCGCTCCGAGATGCGGTCCTCGAGAAGTCGCTTGACCGACTCCTTGAGAGAGTTCTGCACCTCACGGATGCAGACGACGCGCAGACCCGGGATCCACAGCGCGCGTGTGAGGGTCAGGTCGCCGAAGAAGTGGCTCTTCGCACCGCCGCGCCCGCCGCGTGCCGCCTTGTACCGTGAGGGAGGGACGAGTGGCCGAAAGACCTCGGGCGTACCGCAGAAGCGGTGCATGTACGCGTAGGGATCGACGCGTCGGTCTCGCTCTCTAAGAAGCTTTCGTCCGACGATCGGTAGCAGGTCTGCGGACACTAGAGAACCTCTTCCTCTTCGGGAGGAATGTCCTCGGGCGAAAGCTCTCCAGCCTGCAACGCGCGCTCCTGGGCCAGGTTCATGAAGCGGATCATCTGCTGAAGTTCATCGTCGGTAAGATGCTTGACCCATGTGACGCTGTGAACGTTGACGTTGGCCTCGAGTTCGATCTTCGTCTGCTTTGGTACACCCACCCTGTCCAGGATATCCTGCACTGCCTTGAACCGGGTGTCCTCATCCCGAAGCATCCCACGCCCGCAGAGTGGACAGGGGTCGGCGGGCATACCGCGACCACAAGTCTTACAGGGAGTGCGTTGACACTCAGGGCAGGGATCACTCTTATCCTTATACTCTCCTAAGAGTGAGACGAGAACGTTGCACGCGTCGGCCGTACGTGGGATTAGGATCTCGCGCGCGATCTCACGCGCCTCGCGGGTCTTGTGGTTGACCATCCCCGGCTTAAGCCCACCGGAGCGACGGGGATCGGGGCCAGGCTTAAACGCACCGACGGGGATTCGCTTAATTGAAGAAGATGAGGAAGGTTGGGAGGACTCTGAAACTTG